CACAACCATGAAAGATTTTGCATACTCAATTCTAATCGCATTTTAGGAACTACCATATCACTTGGTATAATATCCTTTAAATCATCATCATTGAGAAACTGAAATCTTTTGCTTAATTTATCTGTTTTCATCATTGTACTCCAATCCCATCGTATATGGCATCGCATCAATTTCTTCTTGAGGCAATTCACCAACATTATGCCAACCTAAATTTTCAATCCATTTGTTAATATGTTTAGTTGTACTTGGAGAATATTTGGTTGACGTTACATAACACTTATCATTATTTCTCACAGCAACTAATTGTTCATAAGAAAAAAACATCTGTTTCCCGTCTATTCTAATTTCTGTTTGATTTGTTCCTATATTAATTAATTGCATATATTCTCCTTAGTTTTTGTTTTGTGGATGATTATAATTAGGGTCATCTAGCATATCACATGTTTCGCTATATGTTCTATTTGGACTATATGGATACTTATCTTCTTCTTCCTTTTCAATATCTTGGTGACCTGCTAATGAATAACTCTGCCAATTCATTAATGTAGATGGACTAGTTTGATTTATGATTGGATTATTAGAATTAATTCTACTATCTAAATCATCTTTTGCTTTTTGAATGAGAATTTCTAAACCATCATATCCTTCTTCGACTGCCCATATTACAAAACATTTTTCTCCACTATTGGGATCTATTGTTGTTGATTTACAAACTACTTGATATCCCATTTTTTTAGAAGTACCAAAAAACCGATTAATTTCTACATGAGATACCATTGCATGCATAAAGCTTAAATTATCTATTAATGATGATGGTCCTCTTTCTTTATAATTCATTATCGTTTCTCCACTATTTTTTGTTTCATTACAATCAATTTATCAAACTCTCTATAAAGCTTCAATATATAAGGATCATCCAATTCTTTATCATCTCTCCAAATTGCCAATGTTTCCATTATGTCCTTCAATGCATAGTTGATTTGATTAAGAGGTAAAGTTTTCATTAGTTATTCTCCATTTCGTGGTGTGTTTTAAAAACTTCTTTTGCTGATTCAATGTCATTTAAAGACCATGTCTCAAAATTATCAGAGCAACCAGTTTCAGTCTTCCAATGAGTTAAAATTACATTATCAAATAACCAATGCTCATTCTTTTTTGGAGTTACCACATAAGAGGAACAGTTTTTAATAACCCATTTCAGATATTCTTTACGGACATTATCTGAAATGTTTTCGATCTCTTTTGAAGTTTTATTCAGTACCATCATTTTTAAGTCCTTATTAATCATTTTCATAATACTATTATATCGTAGTTTTCTCTTCCTGTCTACCAAAATCGGGACTTGGTGTGCCGATTTCTTGTAAGTCCTTTGTTTGCAAGGACTTACACACAACTGTTATCTCGTCCACGATTTGAATCCATTGCGTTGGTAGATTTTCCATCTTGCTGAGTCTGTGCTTCTCTTTTAATATTAGAGTTATAAATAGAAGAAATAGATACATTACTTGGAGCACGAGAAGTAAATGCTGCTTTGGTACGACATTTCATAATCTGTTTTGTAGTGGTTTTTTTCATTGCAAATCTTGTAATTTTGACTTCGTTTTCTTTGTAGATTTTTTCAATTTTCATTATATAAGCCTTTGTTAGTTGTTTGTTTCTCAATCGTTATATATATTATATCGTAAATCCTGTTAAATGTCTACCAAAATCGGGACTTGGTGTGCCGATTTCTTGTAAGTCCATATAAAACAAGGACTTACAGGCACATCATTAAAACTACTGTTAATCCCATCAATGCGAACAGTAAAATGTCTGTTAAAATCTCTTTAATTGTCATAATGTAAGTCTCCTTATTAATCATTTAATATACCACTATGCTATCATGATTAGAGGTATATGTCAAATAAAATCGGGAAAAAACGGGAGCTATAAGTCGTTGTTTTATAAGGGTTTATAGACAATCGGCCAACTCCTTGTTTTATAAGGGCTTGCTACTATGTCGGGAAGCACTGGATTAAATGTTATAAATATCTATATAAACTGTTTTTTAAAAAAGGACGAGTATGAAAACTTTTAAGAATTTAATGGAAGGTAGACCTAGTAAATGGTCCGATATCAAAGACAAAAATACCAAGAAAGATGCATCCACATTTCTTAAAGCACTTGATGATGGACAAGTCCTAGGATATAGTCTTGGTCATGAAGAATTTTATATCTTTGAAGATGAGAAAGACTTTAAAGATGCATCAAAGGGTAGTAAAGGTAAAGATATGGATTGGGTGAAGGTCGAAGGTTGGATCCGTCACGGTATCGCAATAAACGAAGCATATGAACCTGGTAATTTTAATTTTAAAGCTGCAGTAAAACTAGGTATGCTTGATAAGTATGATGAGAAACCAATTCTTGATATGAAAAAGAATGGCTGGAAAATATATGAGTTTCTTTTAACCAGTAGAGGGTTTGAACTTACTATGAGAAATAAAAAAGAAGAACAAAAATTTATTGATAAACGACCCGATACTGTTTTAAAACAAGCACAAAAAAAATTAGGATAATAAATGCCTATCTTTACAAAACCACTTTCGACTAATATACGAACCTGGTCTGATCTTGACCTGGATTTTGTAGCACATCCTGTTACGGGTGATATAGTGGTGAAAAAAAATGTCGAGTCTATAAAAAGATCCGTAAGAAATTTAATACAGACTAATGAACACGAAAGACCATTTCATCCAGAAATTGGAAGTAACATTACAGGTATATTATTTGAACTAGTTTCTCCTACTACTGCAGTAGTTTTACAATCGTCTATTCGGCAAGTAATAACTAATTATGAACCTAGGGTAGATTTAATTGACATTAGAGTAATTGCTGATGAAAACAGGAATGGGTATCATGTTACTATTACTTTTGAACCTATAAATATTTCAGAACCAGTAACAATCGAATTTTTCTTAGAGAGGCTACGGTAGAAGATGGCATTATCAGATAAAATACAAATTACAGATTTAGAGTTTGATGATATTAAAATCAATCTAAAAAATTATCTATCATCACAATCACAATTCCAGGATTATGATTTTGAAGGTTCTGGTATGTCTATATTGCTTGATCTACTAGCTTACAACACGCACTATATGGGTTACTATGCAAATATGCTTGGTAACGAAATGTTTATGGATAGTGCTTCAATAAGAGAATCAGTTGTATCACATGCAAAACATTTAGGTGTAAATCCAACATCTGTTAAACCTGCTGTTGCATCTTTAAATTTTACTTTTACACCAACAGATTCACCAGCATCTTTAGTAATTGCAAAGAATACAAAATTTCTATCTAAGATAGATGGTATCAAATATAGATTTATAACTCCTAAGTCCACACTAGTTAATAGAGCAATAAATGGAACTTATACTGCTAATGGTGTTGAGGTAAAAGAAGGAAAGATATTAAATAAAGCATATACAGTAGACTCTAGTGATAATAGACAACGATTCATTGTTCCAAATATAAGTGTAGATACAGATTCAATTGTAGTTAATGTTCAAATATCTGCTACAAATTCTACACTTGATACATATACGAATGGTAGTTCAATTGATGTTACGACAATTAAAAAAACTGATAAAGTTTTTTTTATTCATGAAATAGAAGGGCAACAATATGAAATAACATTCGGTAATGGTACAGTAGGTAGTCCATTGTCGGATGGTAATGTTATCTATATTGAATATATTGTTACTGGTGGAGCAGTTGCAAATAAGGCAAATGTTTTTACTGCTAGTAGTACTGTTGCAGGTTTGACTCCAGCTAATTATGTTTTAACGACTGGTATAGTAGCAAATGGTGGTGCAGATATTCAATCTATTGAATCATTAAAATTTCTAGCTCCTAAATTATATCAAGCGCAAAAACGTGCATGTACAAAAGAAGATTATAAGGCAATTCTACTAGAACAACGACCAGACATAGAATCTATTACGACATATGGTGGAGAAGATGCTGATCCTATTCAATACGGAAAAGTTTTTATTGCAATAAAACCAACTGGAAATAATGTTTTTAGTCTTGCTGCAAAACAAGACATTATAACAAATATTATTAAACAATCAAATGTAGTTACAATTATTCCAGAAATTGTTGATCCAACATTCTTTTATTTACAATTAGACGCTACGGTTAATTATAATCCTACTATTAATATAACAGACGAAGTTACTTTGAAATCAAATATTAATAATTCTATTCAAAG